AAATGAAAAATAATTTTGACCTTAGGAAATTCCTAACAGAGAATAAACTTACTGAGAATAGCAAAATGCTAAATGAGGGTATAGGTAAAGACTATTTAGATAAAGTTGCTAGAGATTACTTTGAAGTAAAAGATTTTGATGATGCAATAAAAAATGGAATACCTCCAAATTCCAACGATGTAGCTGTATGGATTGGTGATACAGAAACAGATGAAATAGACGAATCTGAATTATCTAAGTTTAAGAAAGAAGGTAACTACGAAATAAAACAAGTTGCTGAATATCAGTTTCAAGAAGAAAAATATAACTTTGCTGCATCAGCAGGAGCAGGAGAATATGACAGTTCTACTATCATATTTAAAGTAGTAGATAAAGATGGTAGACATGTTCCTATAAAAGGTAAAAAAGGAGATAAAACTTATCCTTACTTTGCCACCACTGATAGAGGCCCTCTTGCAGATACGTACCCTTTACTAGAAGAAAAACACGTAAATATCCTTAAAAGTGTAGCAGATATATTTGAACCAAATGACCCAGATTATTAAGAGAAGAAGGATAATATGAACATAGTAGATAAATTATACACCGATTGGGCATGGAGATGTAAATCAGGTACTCCAGATATTAATAACCCTGAAGACAAGGCTATATTAGAGAGTATTTTATCTGATCTCAACATACCCTTAAAGGAAGATACATATATTTTAGAAGCTGATGGAAACGAATATGACCAAGTCATAGCTCTAAAACTTTTTAATGACAAAGGTAAAATAGAAGAGATACCGGGAGTAAGTAGGAAGTACGTTGTTGGTAAAAACGACACTGTACATTCTGATGATAAAAAAGTGTTTACTTCACTATTCCAAGTAACACCTCCTAAAGTAGGTAAAGAAGTAGGTTCACAACAAACTAGAGGAGCAGGTAATGGTGAGGTAGCATTATATTGGTTACTATCTAGATCTGGAGTTAATGTACAAGACGGTAGAGGAAAAGATGCTCCTGACTTAAGAATAGACGGCACTACAGGGTTAGAGGTTAAATCTTACGGAGAGAGGGTAATAACATTAGGTAGATTTGGAAATGATTACGATACCAGAAAGAAATTAGGATATGTGTTAGGACTTGATGTACTCATTTCAAACTTAACAGGTACAGAAAGAGCTCCATCTATAGACTCTTTTAATAAAGAAGAACTTATTAGAGGATTCGGTACAATGGCTAAATTTTCGTCTGATAAAAATCTTAGAGAAGCAAGTACAGAATTTGAACTAATTAGATATATATATTCTAAAATAGATTCATTAACAGATGACTTAGGTCTCGATAAAGGTTTCAAACCTAGAGAAGGAGCTGCTTCTATACTAAGACAGTTACTTACAACTAAAGCAGAAAATAAACCAGGGTTCGGAGGGTACATAGTAGATATATCAGCAGAAGGTAAAATGCAGTATCACCAAGTTACTAAAGAAAAAATTGACTCCTTAGATGATGAAACAATCCTTAAGTACGTTAATGCTAACGGTTCAGCTTTAAAAATATACCCTGACGAACTATTTGGGAAATAAGTTATGGCACAAGACATAAAAAAGATAATCGCACTAGAGTATATTAAGTGTGGGAAAGATCCGGCATACTTTATGAAGAAGTATTGTCATATTCAACATCCAACTAGAGGTAGGATTTTATTTAACCTTTATCCATTCCAGGAAAAAGTACTTCATTTATTTAGAGACAATCAATACCTAATCACATTAAAGTCTAGACAGCTAGGTATATCAACTTTAGCATCAGCATACTCTTTATGGTTAATGTTATTTCATAAAGATAAGAATGTCTTAGCATTAGCAACTACTCAAGCAACTGCACGTAATTTAGTAACCAAAGTAACATTCATGTATGATGAGTTACCTAAATGGTTAAAACTACCAGCAGTAGAAAAGAACAAATTATCACTTAGATTAAAAAACGGATCTAAAGTACAAGCTAAATCATCCTCACCTGATGCAGCTCGATCAGAAGCAGTATCGTTACTCCTTATGGATGAAGCAGCCTTTATTGATAACGTTGACGAAACCTTTACTGCTGCCCAACAAACCTTAGCAACAGGTGGACAATGTATGGCATTATCCACTCCTAATGGTATAGGAAACTGGTTCCATCAAACATGGGAAAAAGCAGAATCAGGTGAAAATAGTTTTTTACCTATAAGGTTACCTTGGTCAGTACACCCTGAAAGAGATCAAAGTTGGAGAGATATACAAGATCAAGATTTGGGACCTAAAATGGCAGGACAGGAATGTGACTGTGACTTTTTAGCTTCTGGAGATACTGTATTTGAAACTTCAGATATGTCTTTCTATGAAGAAACCTATGAAAGAGAGCCTTTAGAAAGAAGAGGAGTAGATAGCAATCTATGGGTATGGGAAGGAGTAGATTACACTAAATCGTATATGGTAGTAGCAGATGTTGCTCGAGGTGATGCAACTGACTATTCTGCTTTTCATATATTCGATGTAGATAATGCAGTACAGGTTGCTGAATATAAAGGTAAAATCTCACCAAAAGAATTTGGTAATATGCTAGTAGGCATAGCATCAGAATATAATGATGCACTATTAGTATGTGAAAACGCTAATATAGGATGGGCTACTATAGAACAGATACTTGAAAGAGAATACAGAAATATGTACTACAGTTCAACTAATAATATGGAGACTGTAGAATCCTATATGAGTAAGTTTGAAAGAGATAAACTAGTACCCGGTTTTACAATGTCAGCTAAAACAAGACCATTAGTTATTGCTAAGATGATAGAATACATTAGAGATCATTCAGTAACAATACAATCCAAAAGGTTGATGAGTGAAATGAGAGTATTCGTATGGAAAAACGGTAAAGCTCAAGCACAGACAAGATACAATGATGACCTTATAATTTCTTGTGCAACAGCATTATATGTAAGAGATACTGCACTAAGAATGAGACAACAGGGTATGGACCTAACAAGAGCTCAACTCTCTTCTTTCAGTAGCCTTAACAAAAGAAATCCAGTAGTCATATCATCCGTTGGTAACATGCAAAATAATCCTTATATTATAAAGACAAGAGATGGTGAAGAAGACATCTCTTGGTTGATTAACTAGACTATTTATATAAAACATTTTTAGATGGCAGATAAAACCCTATTTAGTAGACTTAGTAGGTTGTTTTCCTCCGATGTAGTAATACGTAACGTTGGTGGAGACGAACTTAAAGTAACTGATATCAATCAGATACAAACAACCGGTCGCTACAAAACAAATTCCCTTGTAGATAGGTTTAGCAGACTGTACCTCTACAACCATAAAAACGTATACAACCCTAATCTGAATTACCAGACGATGAGGATACAGTTGTATACAGATTACGAAGCAATGGATTCTGATCCTATACTTGCTTCTGCATTAGATATATTAGCAGATGAGGCTACAGTAAAGAATGATATGGGAGAAATACTCTCCATAAAATCGTCAGATGAAAACATTCAAAAAGTACTTTACAATCTCTTTTATGATGTACTTAATATTGAATTTAATTTATGGTCTTGGACACGTAATATGTGTAAATACGGAGACTTTTTCTTAAAGCTAGAGATAGCAGAGAAGTTTGGAGTATATAACGTACTACCCTACACCGTATATAACTTTATAAGAGAAGAAGGTACTGACCCAGATTACCCTGCTAAAGTTTCATTTAAGTTAGATCCTGATGGATTAGCTGCTTCTCAAAATCCTTCTTTTGGATATTCAAAGAACAACAAAAAAACAATAGTAGAATTTGATAACTACGAAGTAGCTCACTTTAGACTAATTTCAGATACATCTTACCTACCATATGGCCGTTCTTATTTAGAACCAGCCAGAAAAATATACAAGCAACTTACCTTAATGGAAGATGCGATGTTAATACATCGTATAATGAGAGCACCTGAGAAGAGAATGTTCTATATAAATGTAGGTTCAATACCACCAAACGAGGTTGATCAGTTTATGCAAAAAACTATCAACAGTATGAAAAAGACCCCTTATGTAGGGGATGATGGTCAGTACAACCTAAAGTTTAATGTTCAAAATATGATGGAAGATTTCTACCTACCTGTAAGAGGAGGAGATAATTCAACCCGTATTGAAACAACTAAAGGTTTAGACTATGACGGTATAACAGACGTTAGATACCTGCAAGAGAAGATGTTTGCTGCACTAAAAATTCCAAAAGCATACTTTGGTTACGAAGGTGATTTATCAGGTAAAGCAACTCTTGCAGCAGAAGATATTAGGTTTGCACGTTCAGTAGAAAGAGTCCAAAAAATATTAGAATCTGAATTAACTAAAATAGCTTTAGTACATTTATATTCTCAAGGATTTACAGGTGAAAGTTTAACTAATTTTGAAATTAAGTTAACCACACCATCTATTATATTTGAACAAGAAAAAGTAGCTCTATTAAAAGAGAAGATAGATCTTGCAAACCAAATGAAAGACACTAAGTTATTCTCTTCAGATTATATATATGAAAATATATTTGACATGTCAGAAGATACTTATATGCAAATGAGAGACTTAGTGAATGAAGATTCTAAACGATTCTTTAGATTAGCTCAAATTGAGAATGAAGGTAATGACCCAGCTAAGTCTGGAGTTAGTTACGGAACACCACATGATTTAGCATCTATGTACGGTAGACGATCAGTATCAACTCCTAAAGGAGGAGGACCAGGAGAAGTACCAGCAGGTTATTCTGAAACAGCAGACCATTACGACCAACCAGGCCCAGAAGGTGGTAGACCAACTGAAAAACACTCTATGTACGGAACTCAAGAAAGAGCAGTAGGAGGTAGAGATCCATTAGGAGTTCATGGCATGAAAGGTGGCTATCCATCCGATAATGAGAACGTAATGGAAAACAAACTTGCTAAAACGGTTTACTTACAAAATAAGGATATGATTAAAAACTTAGTCTTTGAGAGCAAACAACAAGACGAAAGTAAGTTACTAGACGAAGACAACATAAAGGATTTAGGTAACTAGACATATTTATATAAGTAAACGTGTATAATGAAGATAAAACACTCTAAATACCGCAATACCGGTTTAATTTTCGAATTATTGGTAAAGCAAATAGCTGCTGACACTTTAGATAATAAAGACTCAGCTGCGGTAGCAATTATTAAGAAACACTTCAGCGATAAGTCATCACTGGCTAAGGAGTATAGACTATATGAATTTATAGTTAAAAACCGTAATGTATCTCAGTCAAAAGCTGAAGCAATACTTTCCACTATCACTGAAGTATCAAGAAAATTAAATCAAAAAACACTTAAGTCTCAAAAGTATCAGTTAATTTCTGATATAAAAGAATCTTATGGTGTAGCTGATTTTTTTAGCATGCAAGTTGGAAACTACAAACCCTTAGCAGCTCTTTATTGTTTACTTGAAGCTCAAAATAACGACAACCTTATAGATCCTCAAGTACTAATAGATAATAAAACTACTATTTTAGAACACTTAACTTTAGCTAAACAAGACAAAGACGAAGTAAAAGATACTTTAATTGAAGAGTACTCTAAGTACGATAAAGATTTAAAACTTCTTACCTTTAAGATACTGTTAGAAAAGTTCAACTCCAAGTATAAGGATTTACTACCCGAACAAAAGAACATACTTAAAGAATTTATTACATCAGTAAATTCTCAATCTCGTTTACGGAACTTAGTTAGTGAAGAACTAAACAAAATAGCTTCAGCTATACGAAACCTTTCTTCCAAAGTAACTAATGAAGTTACAAAAATTAAACTAGATGAAGTTTCAAAACTAATCAAACCTGTATCAAACAAGAGTAAGATTACAGATAACCATTTAGTAAATTTAATGCAATATTACGAACTGGTTAATGAGTTGAAGAGTTTATGACACGTTCACAAATAGTAGGTTTGGTGAGAGAGGTATTAAAGGAGTTAGATGAGGCAAACACCACAAGTGTGGGAGGAGCCTCTTTTGCAGATGGTGATGGAGCACAGTATGCTACACCAAAAGCATTTAGTAAGTCACGTTCAAACCGTGCTACTAAGACATTAACAAAGCAGGGGTATAAAAAAATTAACAGACCAAAACGTCCGTCACATACTAAAGGATTTGATTACTTATGAGAAATACAACAGTAACAGAAAAATATAATGCCGTATTAGAAGGCAATATGGCTAAAAAGGAATTCGTTCGTCAAATGAGATCACAGTTTCCTATGTTTGTATCTAACTTCGATGGATTTGAATCTACAGTTCAGATATTACATACAAGAAATATGTTATTTGAAACCAAAAAAGAAACA